TTACTAACTCTTGATTGAGTAAAGGCATAATTCCAGGAATATTGGCTCCTGGCACACCAGCAAATAATTGTTGTAAAAAAGCTGGTGGTAAACTTTCTGTTCTTGCGAATTGTTGTGTTTCTGCCATTATGCTCTACCTATCCCCATTTGTTGTGCTTTGTTTTCGTTGTTATTCATCATAGCGTATAACATAGCGATACCTTGATCGTGGTCTCCGTTACCCATGCCTTTTACAGCTTGTTTAGTTACCACAAACTCACCGTCAGCTAATAATGCAGGAACAGTATCCTCATCACCAGAACCGTTAGGGTCGTTAATATCGCCACCAAATTCTCTTAAATCAACTTGTGGTATTACGCCACCGTCTGCTAGTCTTGCTATACCACCTTCTTTAGCTCCTAAAACTTGTCCTTGACTAAATTCAGGAAAAGCTAAGTTACCATAATCTTGTTCTTGTTTGCGTAAAATATCTAAATAAGCCATAGTGATAGGATCCATAGATACGTTAGAGCCTTGTGCTCCTGGCATACTAGGTAAACCTCTCATGTTGCCTGTTCCGTATACATCGCTAACGGTAGCTGGGGTCAAACCTCTTGTTAGATATTGACCACCTGCTGGTCCTGGCATTTGTGCGTTACCTTGTTCTTCGCCCATGCCTGCTAAAGTTGCAGCTCCTATACCACCCACACCTAGTTTTTGTAAAGGTGTTAAAGACTTAAAACTTAAACCTAAAGGAGTTGTACCGTAATTAGTTCCTAGTAATGTATTAGAAGCTTGAGAGCCTAAATTTTGAAAAAAACCACCTATGCCTTGTCCTGTGGTAGCTGGTGCTCCAAAACTTATAGAACCACCACCGCCTTGTAGACCAGCACCTTGTGCAAAACTTGCACCGCCATAAACTTTAGCAGCACTGGTTAAAGACTTACTTAAACTTCTGCCCTCACCTACTGAACCTACTCCTTGTCCTATCGCAGCACCAGCAGGTCCACCGATAGCGAACCCTACTACTGTAGCGATATCTCTAAGGTTTTTCTTGAAAAATTTCTTGAGACCCATTTAATGTTCCTTGGCTTTTTGCTTTTTTACTTCACGTTCTTGCATTAAAAGCTTTAGTTCGTGCCATCTGTAAAATCGTTTATTGATGTCATCCCAAAACATGCTTTTGTAATCGTGTAGCTCTGTTGTTGGATCACTCATTGTTAGTATTATTGTATATCAAACCTACCCAATTAAGAAAGTTTTTTTGATTATTATTATGTTTCATAAAGTTTACTCTTTTACAAACTAATTGTATATTCTCTATATCATACAGACCTTCAGGATCTATACGATCTATAGATATGTTTGTGTCGCCTTCTACATCGTGTGTTCTAATGTGAGTCATTTCTACACCTGACAAAGCACATTTACCACCTTGTTTAAGGTAAAGTTTATATACTTCTTCTTTTGATATATCCCATTTATGTCCTTGTTTCTTACGACTATATCTTAATTGTACAACTAAATTACGAATATAACTTTTAGGAGTACGACTAATTCTGTGTTCAGCCTGAGCTTTTTTGCACTTTAAACACTGACGACGTTTTTGTGTTCTATCAAAAAATATTAAAAGTTTGACTTTTCCGCAATCTTTACAACGACGGTTAATTTTATGGAGTTGTAACACTTACACTGCCCAAACTAGCTGTGGCTGAAAACCCAGAGTTTGTGGCGTAAAATTGAGAGGTAAACAGGTCTCTCCATAAATATCCATCCCAACATTGCAACGTATTAGTATTAGTATTAAATACTATAGAGCCAATATTATAGAACCCTTCATTCCTTTCTGTTGTGTTTACTTGACGAGTATTATCAGGGTCAAACTGCCCTAAGTTAATTTCTAGTACACGAACTAATCGGTTGTATGTATCAGATTCTACCTGAGGAGACAGACTGATGGGTAAACGTGTGGGTAATAATTTGCTCATCTACGTCCATCAGATCTTACATCAAGTCTTGTGGCACCTAAACGCCAACCCACATTATCGTTACCAGAATTAGTTGCGTCGTCATCAGACTCTAATCTTAATGTTATTTGTCTAGCCCTAGCTCGTATATCTGCTTTTGAAGTGCTAGCAGCAATTTGACTAGTGCTGGCTGTGGTTAAAGTATCTCCTGGATAATTTCTTGTTTTTAATACCATGTTAACTTTACCCTCACTGCTATTACTTAAAAACTTGATATCGGGGATGATTCTATTAATAAACGCAAAACTTTCTCCGTCTCCTATATCAAAGTCACTGCTTTCTATAAACACGTTAGTCATAGGACTACCATCATTATCATAACCAAACTCTTGTTCGTATAAGTAGTTGTTTGTGGTAGCTCTAGGGTAATTTTCTACACCAGCGTCTAACCAAGCTGTTCTATTTAATTGACCTATAGTCCAAACTTTTTCTGCGTAATTATAAAAAACATAACGGTCGATATTGTCAGAGCTGGCTGAAGGATAAAACCAACCTACTTCGTTAAATTCACTATTATTAAACGCAAAAATTTTAAAAGCTTGACCTACATTAAAGTCATCAAATACATAACTTAGTACACTACAAGGTATTTTTTGTACTGCTCCGTTATATACATAAAAACTATCGTACCCCATCCAGTAAACTCCACTAGGACTTGTCACAGCACCTTTAGGGCTTATTAACCCACTACTATCATTAATTAAATTTAAACCGAAAGTGTATGGTGGTCCTATAAACTGCATAGAGTATACAGCTATGTCAGTCCAAACTAAAACTTCTTGTCTTGCTTTTACACCGCCTATAATTTGGCTACCTTCAGAAAGTCTTAAACTACCAGCTGTGTTTGTATTACTGGGGTTAAAATCTAAAGGGTTTTCTTGATCACTAAAAGCTATGAGCATAGGATCAACAGAACCTGTTCTAGAAGAACCTGATATAGGATCAGCTCCTAAAACTATTACGTGTCTATCTGTTTCGCTTACTAAAACTTGTAGCCCAACTGTAGGGACTAAATCTGCTCCGCTTTGTGTGGCTAATTCATAAGCTCTACTGGTTATTCCATTAGTTGCGTCCCAGTAATAAATCCCACCATTACGTGGGTTAATAAGTAAATCTTCACCAAAGTTGTCGTGCGACCAAAGCCTAAGTTGATTAGCTAATGTTAAAGCTGTAGAGCTTCCCCATGTCCCATCTCCCCAAAGACCTACCCCCCAACCTGTAGAAGACACATAAACATCTAATCCTGTGTTAATTTGGTAAGCTCCTACTGTATTAGAGCCTCCGTTGCCAGTGTCACTTGAGTTAGCTAACACTGGGTCACCACTGGTGTCTTTAGCTTCAATTGTGTAAGAATTAGCATTTACGATAGTGCTTATTTCGTATTCTTGGTTTAATACAGAAGCCACTATATTCCCACCTAAACTAACCGCACCACTATAGGTAACAAAGTCTCCTGTTACTGCTCCGTGTGCTGTGTCGTTTACGGTGAGAGTAGCATCAGAATTACCCACTTTAGCAAAAGTTACGTCTCCTGCACTAGTAGTGGAGCGGATAGGTGTGATGTCGGCGAATGTTGTGCCTTCTTCTATATAATATTTTTTATTTGTGCCTAACCCTAAAAGTTTTGTGCCTGCTAAAGTAATCCAGCCATGCAAAGCTCTGCACGTGCCTAAAAAACTATTAAAATTATCTTTACGCCATCCACCTATTTTTTGTGGTCTGCCTGCTTTAAATCTAACTAAATTAGCGTTGAACCATCCGCCCTCGTTATCATAATCTGTACCTTCTCTAAAAACCCCAGGACGAAATTGAAATTTACTTAATGGCATTTTACACCTCTGTCCAGTCTTTGCCTTCAAACATTAATGCTTCGGCTTTTCTTCTACGTACAAGCCCATCTAAAATTTTTCCACCAGCTTTATTCCATCGTTTAATTTGTGTTGGAACTTCGCTCATATTATTTGCGTTTACTACTTTTAACATGGTTGATCTGTTTAAATTTGTTGGTCCTAAATTATACGTCCAAGAAACTAAAGCATCAAATTGATTTTGCGTAAGTTCTACTTCTAAAGCTTTTTCTACGTGGTGACAATACTCTAAAAGTTCGTGGACTAACATAGACTCTGCTTCTTTTTGTTTTATCACTTGACCTTCGTGTACGTTTTTTGTGTGACCATAGCCTATGGTCCATACACCTACAGCATCTTGATAAGCTTCAAGTTTACACCCTTCAAATTTCTTGATAAGGTTAATACCCTCTTCGGATATGTTCATTAGATTGTTGCTACACCTGTTAAGAAAGCTACTAATAAAGTTGCCATAAAACCGAAACTTCCAAACATCGCCATTCTTAATGTTCCGTTCAAATCGTTTATTTCTTTTTTGATATCTTCTGTTTCTGCAAAAATAGTTTTCCATCTTTCCTCGCATTTAGCTTCGTGAGTACGAAGATCTGCTGCTACATCGTGAGCTGTTTTTCTAGTTCCCATCTTTATTTTCTGGTGTATGAGAAGCACCAAAATAAAAGGATATCACAGCACTAGCTAGACCTCCTAAATATCCAAGTACTAAGTTAATTAAAGCTTCACTATTTTGCTCAGGTGGTTGTAACGTTACTAGAAATATGTATCCCATAAATCCTGTGATAGTAATGAAACCTAGAATTCTTGTTGTCCAATCTTTACTAAACTTAACACGTGCATCTTGTTTGTCTGCAGTTTCTAATTCAAATACATCCACTTCTAATTCTTTCATTTGTAGTTCAAATTGTTTTTCTGCTTTTTTAAGCTCTAGCATTTGCTCTGGAGTGGCTTGTTGTATAGCTTGATCAATTGATTTAGGATCTGTTTTACAGCCCAAAACTTGAGCCACAACTGATGCTGCTTGTCCACCAAGTGGTCCACCCAACGCTGAACCTAGTGTTGGAGCTACTGCCCCAATCACGTTTTTAATTAAATTGAATTTCATAAATCTATCCTGCTAATGGGTTTTTGTCTTCTAATTTGTTTAACTCTTTTTCAAGAGCTTGTAGACCAGCTTTTATAGTAGCCACGTCTGTTTTAATTTCTGTATTATCTGGTATCTCTATGCTGTCTATTTGTTTTTCTAAATATAGCACAGACTTTTCTATACCTGCAAATCTTTCTTCTATTGCAGTTTGTGCTGCTTTAGTATCCCCGATGCCACCAATTTTAGCTTCAAGGTTTTCTACTCTATTAACGTAAGTCGCTCCTGTGTAACCAAAACCAGCTAGGGTTGTTACTATGCCAACTAAAGCGATTAATTGTGTTGTTTTGTTTTCAAACCAATTCATACAATACTCCTATAATGTAGGTTGCAAGTCTTTCATTTTATTTAGTGTGGCTATGTTTTGTCCTGCTAAACTGTAGAATGCTTGCGTATTATCATTTAATATTTTAGTATATATAATCCGTTCTGAATACCACTTTTCCTGATCTGGTATAGAAACTGTTTGGTATTGATCAAAAGCAGGAAGATATCCTATAAGAGCTATTAATTTTGACTCGTCTCCATACTCACCTGTTTTTTGTTGTTCTTGCTGTATTTCTTCTTGTTGTGCTTCTATATTTGCAGCAACAATTTTATTCGCTATTTTGTCTGCTTCTGACGTAGTCATAACCCCTGAAGAAGCTGTGTCTATTTCACCTTGTATATTTTGTACTTGTACATCAACAACAGCAACAGAAGTTGTGTCATCAATCGTAGACATTGGTGTGACTGTTATGGAAGAAGTACCACTAGTTTCTGGTTGAACCGACATAGATAAAACTTGGTTTGTTTGCTGTGTTGCACTAGCGAATTGGTCTGATAAACTAGGAGAAGAAGTAGTGCTAATACCTGAATTTGAAGAAGTACCTGCACCGCCAGATGCGACACTATTACCAGTTGAATGAACAGATGTTCCTGCTGTAGTACCTCTCATGCTTTTTTGAGCAGTGGTCATAGTTGAGGAAACTATTTTCATAGCTATCTCTCTACTTATAGAACTTTCTCCTTTTATGTTTTCTTTTTCTGCTACTAAAAACTCTTCTTCAAATGTTTCTTTTAGTTCGTCTGTTGTTTCCTCACGCTCTATCCTTTCTT